AACAAAGGGAGAGGACTATATACTGGTTCACAATGGAGATATTGTTGATGGGTTTCATCATCAGGCGAGCACGCTGATCTCTATCAATCTTGCCGACCAGCACAGGATCGCAATGGATGTAATGACCCCGCTCCTCAAAGATCCCAAGATGAAGGGCTACTACCAGATCCGTGGAACAGAGGCGCACGTTGGAAAGTCTGCTCAGAATGAAGAGAAGATTGCCAAAGAACTCGGAGCTATCGGCTCTGGGGGCCTTGCTTCACGCTACGACCTCTGGGTGGAGATCGGTGACGGGGGGACAACGAAGTTGATTCACTTCCTCCATCATGTTGGTTCGACCGGATCTCAGGCTTACGAGGCAACAGCAGTCCACAAGGAATTGGTTGAGACCTACACTGAGTGTGCGAGATGGGGTCAGGGCATTCCAGACATGATCGTCAGAAGCCATAGGCACAGGTACATTAAGACTGAGATCGCCACCGAAGGGGGAATGGGGTCTGCTGTCGTGACTCCGTGCTGGCAGGGGAAAACACCGTTCGTGTGGAAGATCCCAGGGGCACGGGTTTCTGTTCCCCAGTTTGGCGGTCTTGTCGTCCGTGTTGCTCACGGTGAGCTTTTCACCAGAGCGATGGTTCGAGTTCCGCAGAGAAGTCCGGTGGTGCGACCATGACAATAAAGTTTTCCGAGGACGAGCTTGCATTCTTCGGAGGTCAGACCTCTGAGGCTATTCCGAAGGACTGCTTTGCAGTGAGCGATCTCGCAGAGCAACTTAATGTGTCAACCTCTACGGCAAGACTCAAGATTAGGAGTGGTGAGAAGGCTGGAAAGATTGAGCAGGTTGGGACTGTGAGCGTTAGAAGGAGTAACGGATCGGCCTCTCGTGTTCCATACTATAGGATGAAGAAGAAATGATAACAAAATCGAACGGCAACTGGCAGCAGCTGTTCTCTGGATCGAAGTACTACCCAGCCACCCCTAATCCAGAGGTGATCGAGATCGAGGATGTAGCGCACCACCTCTCTTTGATCTGTCGGTATGCTGGGGCCTGTTCCCATCTTTATTCTGTCGGGGCGCACTCACTCATTATGAGCCACTATGCCTCGGATGCTATCGCTCAGGACTCTTCCCTACCGAGAGAGCTTCCTGTCCAGGCTCTGCTGCACGATGCAGCCGAGATGATTATCGGTGATGTTCCCAGGCCATCAAAGAGACTTAGTAACATTAAAGAGGTGGTCGAGCACTCAAACCTTATTGCAATCTTTGAGAGGTTTGGGGTTCCATTCTTCGACGAGGCCATCATGGAGGATCTGGACATCATTCTGCTGAAGTGGGAGCACTCGGCATTCATGAGTCGGGAGCATGACTGGGGCCTTCCGGTCTCTCGGTTTGAGGATGAACGCTACGAGGTTAGCTCAACGGTGGTGTCCCTGGTCGAGATTACAATGAAAAGATTCTGTCACCCGTTCATTGTTGAGCAAACATTTCTGAAGCGAGCAAAGGAGCTTGGACTCGAATGAGAATAGCATTCGTTGGAAGGATGGGGTCTGGGAAAACCACTGCGGCTACCGAGGCCGCCAAGCTCTACGATGGTAAGGTTGTGAAGATCGCAGAGCCACTCTATAATGCAGCCATCGCCGTGTACGCTATCCTGGGGATGAACTGGGAGAAGGACGGACGACTGCTTCAGCTTCTCGGAACAGAGTGGGGCCGGAACATTCACGAGGATTTCTGGGTGGATAAATTTCGAGTGAAGTGGCTCTCTTCAACAGAGCACCTGTTCTGCGATGACCTAAGATTCCCGAACGAGGAGTACATTCTGAGAGAGCTTATGGGGTTCAAGATTATCAGGATTGATAGGGGCTACCACACTTTCACTGACGAACAGCTTGATACTATCGCTCTCGGAAGAGATCTTACCCATCCGAGTGAGATGCAGACGGACTCTCTAAGGCACGACCTTATTGTTCGTAACGACAGGTCTGAGAGTGAGTTCAAGATGGAGGTGGTGAGAGCAATCGAGTATCTATATCCTGGTCGAACATCAATCATACATGGAGAGGACGCACAATGAGAGGGGTTAATTCTGTTTTCGTGGGCGGGAATGTTACCGGAGACCCAGAGGTAAATTTCACAAACTCTGGGATTAAGGTCTGCAATATCACCATTGCAATGAATGAAAAGTTCAAGGACAGCAATGGCGATAGTCAGGAATGGACGGAGTACATCAAGATTCAACTCTGGAAGGGGTCGGCGGACATCGTTGAGAAGTATGTGAAGAAGGGAGATCCGCTGCTCATTCAGGGCCGCCTGCGGACGAACGAGTGGGAAGATCGGGAGACTGGTCAGAAAAGGAGGTCTGTGTTCGTTGTGGCTTCTCAGGTTACTCTCTTGGGTGGCCGAAGGAACGGAGACCCTGTTGCCGGAACGACCTCACAGCCTGCGAGCGATCCCGATGAGGGTCTGCCCTTTTAGGTAGTGGTCAAAATAATTTTTACGAAATGGTCAAACGGTCTTGACAAACCCTTGACCATTTCGTATCTTGGGGGTGTAATGATGAACGATCTTAATTATTCAACTAACCAAACGGAGGACTCAATGAACCAGCCACAGATCTACTCACTCGATGCAGTGCGCTCGCTCGCACCGTCTGTCTTTGCCGATCACTCTGAGGGCCAGCCCTACCTCTCCCGTGATCTTCGCAAGACCCGCAAGATCGGTTCTCTCCAGAGGAGCATTGCTTCCAATATGAAGCTCTGGGCGTTTGCCGACACGTTCGTCAACTGATTCGCTGGGCCTGAGTGGTTCACTGGGGTTCGACTCCCCAGCAGGCCCCCAACAAACGGAGGAAAGATCATGAAAAGTATCTCGACAAAGGGGATGAGCCGAACCGACTGGCTCACCAATCGCAGGTCTGGGATTGGAGGATCAGACATTGGAGTTCTTCTTGATGTCAACAAGTACAAGACCCCGCTCCAGCTTTTCAATGAAAAGACAATGGGTCTGCACGATGACTCTGAAAATCCAGCGACCGAGTTCGGTCTGAGGTTGGAGGGGGTCGTCGCAAAGAAGTTCTCTGAGGTACATAAGTGCAAGGTCTTGGAGGACTTCAAGATCCGGTTTCACCCAGAGACAGACTTTTTTCTCTGCAACATTGACCGCATGGTTCGGCCCACAAAGGATTCTGTTGACCTTCCGGTCGGGAAGGGTCAAGGGATACTATCCATCAAGACAGCCTCGCAGTATTCAAGGAAAAACTGGGGGGAGTCAATCCCCCCATCCTATTACGCTCAGATTCAGTGGGAGCTTTTCGTTACTGGGCTGGAGTGGGAGATGCTGGCTCTGCTCGTGGACGGTCGGTACTACGAAGAGTTTGGCCCGTTCTTCAGGAATGAAGAGTTCATTGAGAACGCCAGGAAGGTTGGTTTTCAGTTCTGGACTGAGCACGCTCAGGTCGAAATCCCACCCGCTCCACAGCTTATGGATATTGAGGCGATGGAGACGGTCGTCGCTCCAATCGAGGTGACGACAGACATTCTCTCTCAGGTGAGAGAGTTGAAGGCCCAGCAGGTTATTAAGTCTCAGGCTGAGTCTGAAGAGAAAAAGCTGAAGGAGGCCCTGAAGTTTTTTATGGGAGAGTACGACACCCTCACACGGGACGGAGAGGTCGTGGCTACCTACAAGCGGATCAGTAAGAAAGAGTTTGTTTCACCAGCAAAGTCGTACAGGGAATTGAGAATCAAGTGAATCCTTCCAAGATTCAATGCCCAGCCTGCAAGCAAAATAAGGTTGATGTGAAGAAGGCTGGTATAGCGGATGACTGGTGGCTTGTGGTCTGCACTAACGGCGAGTGTTCTGAGTTGCCAGAAGTTATAGCGAAGCACCGTGGTTTTGCGATCAAGATGTTCAGTGCGTTATCAAAAATTGAAGGAGAGGTATGACAGAATCGGTTGTTGTTCGAGATCAGGATCTCGAAGGTTTCAGCGATGAACAGAGAGCAGAGATCGTAAAGTATGGATTCACCGTGGCGGACATTGAAACAATGGTCACGGTCGGAATCCTCCCAGAGAAAACTCCCCCGCCAGTGGCGAGGTATTTTTCAACCGTGGCTCGTCACACGGGACTCTCACCTCTTCGCAAGGAGCTTCATCTTGTGCCGAGGAAAACCAAGAAGGGAGTGCGCTACACCGTTCAAACTGGGATTGATGGCTACAGGACAATGGCCCATCGAACCAAACAGCTTGCCGGAATGGACGAGGCTGTGTTTGGTGAGATGTCCGAGGGTCATCCTGAGTTCGCACGGGTGACGGTCTATCGGATGATCGAGGGTCAGCGGTGTGCGTACACGGCCACTGCCTACTGGGATGAATACTGCCCCAGGAAGGGTGGTGATGAGGAGGGTGATAATGGATTCATGTGGAGAAAGATGCCTCGGAACCAGCTTGCCAAGTGTGCTGAGGCCCTGGCTCTCAGGAAGGCTTTCAGTGCAGAGCTTGGTGATGTGTACGTGAATGAGGAGATGGATCAGCGTAGAGAGGTCGAGGACATCGGTCACGCAGACGAAACCCAGGCCATTCTGGATGACAGTGTTTCTCTGGGGAATTTTCGTGAGAGAATCAAGAATATCGTAAAGGTCACAGCCCTGGATGTGATTCTCGATGCAATCGCCCTCTCGGTGAAGAATGGACATCTCAGGCCGGAGAACGCCACCATACTTCAGGCTGAGGTGGAGGAGAAACGCAAGAGCCACCTGCTGCTTGGAGAGACCAAGAA